ATTTGTTGCCTTAAGTTAGCAATTGCCTTTGACGCCCAAGTCTGGACCGGGTATCTCACCGTTCCTCAATGGGGGCAGGTCATTGCACCTGCCACAGAGTCTTACAAATTTTATTGATTTTCTAAAAATGTTTTAATAGTTTGAAAGTATAGCTGATTGCTTTTGATGCCTGGATGTTTATTATCGTAGTTTGTATCTATTAAATTTTGTTGCATTGAACTGTAAAGATTGACCCAGTTAGAAGTATCAATTCCTCCTGCTAGATCGTAATTGTCGTGCATTAATTTGTAGAGTTTAAATATGTCTTCATCATTTCTTGACTCAATATTGAGTATTTCTTTTTTAGTAAATGGAGTGTATTGCTCTGGCATAGCATCTACTAATCTAACAAAATAATCTTTATCCCATGGACATAGTCCATTGATAAAATATAATTTGATATTAAATTTTTGTGCTAATTTTTGTAGAATACTAGAATATCTTACAACTTTAATAATTTCTCTGTGTAAATGATGTAATACAAAAAATCTATCAAGCAAATCATTTATGTATTTTCTATCCCAATGTTTGCCGCAATTTAAATTGATATCATGAGTGTATTTACTCCCTCTAGGAATACGCTCAGTGGTGGGCCATAGTTCAAATCCAACATCAAAAATATATCTTGGCATACTGGTCCACTCACAAAACATTACACTGATAGCAAATCCGTATTCTGCAATTGATTGTGTTGCAAGTTCAAATATTTCTGTATTGGAAGATCCGCCCACACCAACATTGATGGTTTCTAAATTTTTTAATTGATTAATTTGATTACAACATAAATTTACCCATAAATCAGGATGACTTTTACATTCTGCTTCAATATTATCTTTATTCCAGCCTGAACCTGCAGTAAACGAACATCCTGAAAAAACAATTTTATTCATTTTTAACTAAGTTTACCATTTATATGACTACCATGAACTCGAACTTGTATGTGTCCGTTATAGTAATTATCTGACTCTAGTACTCGATAATGAAACTGTTCCCGAGCTTCTATGTATGAGCATTCTGCTTTGGATTGACAATAAAATAATATTTCTCTTGTAAAGTTGTCCTGCCCAAGAGACGCAATGTCTTTTTTAAGTTCATCAGAACTTGACCAGTACTCTCTCCAATCACTGTCGATCTTGTTTCGTATCTTTTTCCGCTTTTTAGTGCCGTTTTTGAGTTTTACTGTTTTAACTGAGGTTTTACTAAATTTTGCAAGTTTTTTACCAATATACTTACGTCCATTGGTGTTATTTGTGATAAGATACACAAATCCCACACAATCTTCGGGTAGTTCTGTTACTACTGTATTTTGGTAAATCCATGACATGCATATTAGTTATGCCTTGTAGTTGAGATTACAATAAAATGTTATTTCTTCTACGCAGGTGTTAGGATTGGTATTCAAAGAATATTTAATAAAATCCGATACTTGTTGTAAATCTATGCCGTTCCCAGTCCAAGTGGACCTGCTACGACTCAGTGGAGTATCTAGTCGGTCTAAAGTGATTAATGTAGTTTTAAACGGCACTTGATTTTGTTTGATGCCTTGTCCATTGTAGTTTCTAGGACATTGAGGGCAGGCAGCATTACAGTAACTTGTAATTTCAATTTGATACTCGTCTATGTGTTGATAGCTAAACAAACTCTACCTCTCTTTGCCATTGCTCTGTAAAAATATTTTGCTGATTTACAGTAGAGCAAATACGTTTACAGGTAGGATGCGGATCTGTGGTCCATGAAGATTGAATGGCGTCAAAGTCTACATCTTGTCCGGCTAACCAACAACAAGGACCAACTCGTCCTTGTGCATCTATATACATGCTGGATTCTTTCAATGCACTACATTCTATTGGGCCATTTTTTGCAACAGGTGCAGTCCATTTTAATGGAACTTCTAGTCCACTGATGTAAGGGCGTTTAGATACTTTTACTCTAAACCATCGGAATCCTAGGTCTCGGGCCAATTTTTCACATGCATCAACTTGATGTTCGTTGTGTCGATACACCAACATATCCCAATGTGCTGACCCGCCCGCACGAATAAATGCCTGTGCATTGTTTATAACACGATGCCAATCAACATTGCGCCGATAGATATGGTTGGTATCTTCTAATCCATCGATGCTAAACACAACATAATCCAACGGTTGATTTAGTTTAGAAGCCAAACTGTCCCACCAAGATGCATCACGAATACCGCCATTGGTATTCATACCTAGTATGATATTAGGATTGATAGATCTAAAATAGTTGTACAGTTCCAGTGTATATGATCCTGCAGCGGGATCACCATAGTCGCCACACATGAACATTTTATTCAGTTGTTGAATCACATGAACGGGTAAGATTTGTTTGATATAATCAACTGTAAGATGATGCTTTAAATCTTTGTTGAAATTGGCGTCTGTTTCTCGTGCGCATAGAGGACAAGCCGCCTGGCAAACATCTGTGGGTTCAATATGAAGGACTTTTATTTTACGCAACATCTATATCAGTGTTATATGAAGTAAAGCCATTTTCTTTAATGACTTTTAAAATATTTTCTACTCTTCCTGCAAGCTCATCTCTGTGACTAACTAACCAAACTGATTTGTGTCTCTCTCGACTCATTTTCTTTAGTATTGCAAGTGCATTTTCGACACCTTGTGTATCTAATCCCGAGTCGATCATTTCGTCTATGAATAACACATTAATAGGTTGATACAAACTTTCCCAAACATCTCTAAATGCCCAACTCATGCTCAGGATCAATCTGTTACGTTCTCCACGACTAAGATTATCAAAATCTAATTCACGACCTAATTCTTCAATGCTCACAGTCAAATCATTTTGAAATACCACAGTGTGCGGCAACCCAATACGATCTAGGTAATGTGTTAATCTAGCATTAAGATAACTTAGATTTTGTTCAATGATTTTTTTGCGAACAAAACTATCTTTGCTTGTTAACAATTTTAATAAAAATTCTTGGTGTTCTTGTAGTCTAGTTAGTTCATTGAGAATTTCATAATCAATAATTTGTAGTGCCTGCCCTTGCATTTCTTCAATCTGCTCACCGTAAGGATCTACTTCTACAGACTTATCTGCAATTTGTTTTTGCAGATTTTCTAATGTGGCACGATGTTGAATAGCATCCTCTTCCTGATCATAAAACATCTTAGGCGGTTTACCTAAGGTACCTAAATCTTTGTGTGCAGATTCGAGATTTGCCAACTCATCTGTGTGAGTGTAAGCATTGGCGTGAGCCGTTGCTAAATCTTGTTGTTTACCTGCTAATACTTCTTCATGCTTAAAGTCATGTAACTCTTGTCCACAAGCATGACAAGTATGATTTTCTAAGGCAGCAATGTCTTTGATTAATTTGACAATATTTTTTTCTTCACGTCCAAGATCAAGTTTAACACGGCTTATAGCACCAGCAAGATCGTTAATATCTTTGCGTTTTTGATCCCACAGTTTGTGATCTTTGTGTGCTTGTATTTCTACGTCAATATTAATTTCTTGCAGAGATTTTAATGCATTAGTAAGATTAGCAAGATCCTCAATATGTTTAGTAGTCCATAAAGTTTGTCTGCGTTTGATAGCTTCAATTTGTTCTTCAATACGTCGATTGGCTTCTGTAATTGCACGAATACGAAATTCTTCTTGAGTTATTGCATCTTTAGTTTCACGATTAAGTTCTTTGATACGTTCAGCTCGTTCACTGAGCATGGTAATGCCTAGCAACTGTTCAATGATAGTACGTTGATCGTTTGCTTTTAAACTCAAAAATGGTTCAGTGTAGGTGTTTAATGCTAAAATATGTTTAAACATATCGTGACTCATTCCCAACACAGATTCTATAGCGTCTTGTGTTTCTCTTGAATCACCTTGACTTGCATCGTCGGACGAAGTTTGTTCTCGATTATTGATATAAAATTTTAATACATTAGGTTTACGGCCACGTTCAATTCGATAACTTTGTGTTGATACATTAAACTCCAAACTAACTAACATACCTTTGGTATTTGTTTTATTAACAAGATTGTCCTTACGAATATTACTCAATGCTTGCCCATATAATGCATAACTTAATGCATTAATGATTGTAGTTTTACCTGTTCCGTTGCGACTGCCATCACCACCTAGGTCAAGATTTTCACCTAATACTAATGTAAGATCATTACGATCAAAATCAATGGCTTGAGTGGCATTACCCACACTCATAAAATTTCTTACAGTTAAATTTTTAATTTCTATCATATTTTAATATTTGATTAGCAACTGCATTATGACCTTGTTCTAATAGGTGTCCCGTTGGTCCGGTAGCAAAATCTTGCCTTAATTTTACAATCCACCAAGTGCCCCAACCAATAAATTTTGTAACATCAACCTGTGCTATTAACTGTTGGATTTCATCATGTTCGGTTGATAATTGATCATCGTTCATATTATTGAAGCATACAAGTGATTGTACTTCATTATTAAATTTATGTATATCAGTAGTCCATTGATTTATATTGTTATGGGCCGCATTTAACATAACATACGATTTGTTTTTTTGATCAAATAACGATTGCAATAAAATTATATTTTGTAACCAAATTTTAAACGCAAATAATTCATTATGCCATGCTCGATAATGTAAATTACCGTAGTCAATGAACTCTTTACTGTTACCATACATTGAATGTGTTAACTGCACATTAAAATTTACTTCATGATTGTTGTCGGCTTTGTAACGAGTAAATCTATTGGTATATGTCCATGCAATATAAAACTTATCAAAATTGTTGATATTTTTAATTGTTTGATACATTATACGATCGTTAGTACCGCCACTTACGCTGTCATTTAAAAAATTACAATCAAGGTTATTGGCAATAAGCGTAGGCCATGCTTGTGTTTTTGGATACGGTAGATCATCTCCAAAAGTGTGACTACACCCATTGAAATATAATTTCATAGATTTTGATATATTTTTAATAACAATTTTGGATCATAAAACTTACTGTCGATATTAGTCAACTGATCGGTAACAATTTGATCTACTGATTCAAATTTAATACTACCTGGTGCCATGTCGGCATCTACAGAATTATTTTTAATTGGAATCAAACTCATTTCTCTTAGATTGTAATTTTTAACAAATGTATCTTTGATCATTGACGCTTCTTCGTAGCTGATACCAATGTCAAGTTCGACACGCACATGCATTCCTGGAGTTAGTATAGTATCAGCAGAATCAATTAAGGAACTTAGCTTGGTAACACAATATAACGGTTGCCTGTGCCAAGCATGATATGTGGGTTCCTGTCCCCATTGTAACATCATCATACCACGATTAGCATCTCCTGAATCTGCATAGTTGTGCGGAAAGCAATTGCCAATGTAATGTATATTTTTACGTTGTTGTCTGAGATGAAAGTGTCCAGAGAATACCCGATCTACTCCATCAAAGTCATCTGCTGAAATCTCACCGTGATCTGGCATTTCTACCATGGCATTCATTTTAAAATGTGGTAGTTCAAAATGTCCAAACACATACTTGGATTGTAGTTTAGGCACACGTTTGTGATCATTTCCAACCAACCATGGAGCAATA